CGTGTGTATGACGATCAACTCAATCTCATATCCACCACGACACCAACACGTAATAGAAAGCCGCTTAACACCATTCCCGCAGTGATACATGGTGGAACAGAAGTCCAGAAGCCACCGCTCCTGTCCATTGCAGAACAGAATCTTGCTTGGTATCGTATTGATGCTGACTTTAAACATGGATTACATTATACAGCACTTCCAACTCCTGGAACTATTGGTGTTGACCCTGAAGACACACATTATCCTAAGTCAATAGGGCCTACTAAGCTATGGGCTTTACCTGAAGGTGCTTCTGCATTTATGCTTGAGTTCTCTGGTGCTGGACTTACTATGGTAGGACAGGCTAAGGTTGAGATCGGTGAGAATATTATCACCCTCTCATCTCGTATTCTATCACCACCAAAGAACATGAATGAGACAGCCACGGCTGCAAGTATTCGTAATGCTGGTGAAACAGCCAGTTTAGCCGATACAATGAACATGTTAAGCCGTGAGCTCACCCTCTCTATTGAGTACGCTCTTAACTGGAATCACATTACAGATCAGGAAGGTATCAAAGCTGAAATTAATACTGACTTCATTCCTACTATCCTGTCTGGTGGCGACGCTGCATCTTATGGTGCAATGCAGAATAAAGGTACACTCAGCCGTTACAGTCTATTCCATATTCTTAAGCAGGGTGAGATACATGAAGGTGATCGTACACTTGAAGAAGAGAATGCTTCTATCAAGAAGGAACAAGACGAAACAATTGAATATGAAGCCAAACTTGCTGGTGCGATAGCTGAAGCCGAAGCCGAGGCTCAGATAGCTATACAGGACAATGCTGCTAAACACGCTGAAGATGCAGCAGCCAAAGCAGTAACAACAGCAAGCACAACTGGAACACAAGGAGACAGCGAACCAAATAAAAACAATGGCAATGATGCTGACTCACAGGGTAAGAGTGCAGAACAATCTAATAACACTACAAACCAAAGAGAGAATTAACCACCAATAAGCCTAATAATGGGCAGGAGACAATAACATGGAATTAACAGAGAAAGAATTACAGGACAAGATCAATGCGGCAGTTGCAGCGTCTGAAGCTGGTCTTAAGACGAAGAATAAGGATCTTCTCAATGAGACTAAAGCCGCTAAAGCATTGGCAAAGAAGTTCGAAGGTATTGATGTTGATGCTTTACCAAAAGCAGCTAAGGATCTTGAATTACTTCAACAGAACAAGTCTAAAGAAGAAGGCGATTACAAGAAGCTCTATGAAGATCAACAGACACAGCATAAAACGGATTCAACAGCATCGGCTACAGCATTATCCGAGGCGAACGCTACCCTTTCAAAGGAGCGTAGATCAAATGCACTCACACAGGCTTTGGTCGAGAACCACGTCAAGCCTGAACTCGTATCCTCTGCAGCACAGTTACTGGACAGCAACATTGCAATAACTGATGAAGGTGTAGCTATGGCTGGTGATAAGACCGTTAGTGAGTTTGTTAAGGAATGGACTACTAACAATGATGTTGGTAAGAACTTCACTACCCCACACAACTCCGGTGGAGGAGCCAATGGTGGTGGAGGCAGAGGAAATGCTGAGGCTGCTTTCTTCGATCCTAACTCACCATCACATAACATGACTGAGCAGTCAAAGATCGCTAACGCTGATCCAGCGAAGTATGCAGCATTGAAAGCTGCTGCTCCAGCAAAGCAGCAGAATAATTAATAAGGCGTAAGTGACCGATAAGTCAATGAATCTTTTTTATTGACTTATACGCTTCTATTATGTAATAATAGTACATTGTAAAAATTTAGTTGTGAGGAGATTGTGTCTCTTCATATATCGCTTGGGGCGAATTGGAACAGTTACCTAAACACAGGGTGCTTAACAATTCGCCCTTTCTCGTTTCTAACGAACGAGTGTTAAACATTAAAAACCTTTAGTAAGGAGAAACAAAATGGCAGTAGTACAAATCTCGGATATTTACAATCCTTTAGTATTCGCAGCGGCTGTAGATGAAGCTGCAATCGAAACAAATGCATATATTCAGTCTGGTGTACTTGTAAACAGTCCACAGCTTGATGGTCTGGCTTCTGTTGGTGGTAATATTGGCGAACTGCCTTTCCATCACAATCTTGATAAGTCTGGTGAGCCGAATTATTCTACTGATGATCCAGCTGTTTTTGCAACACCTGATAATATCACTACCGGAAAGATGATCTACATTCTGGCCAGTATGAACAAGTCTTGGTCTACCATGGACTTGGCTCGAGAGCTTGCTCTGATGGATCCTTTAGCTGCAATCACTCGTAAGATTGGTCAGTACTGGTCTACCATGATGAACAAGCGTATTATCGCTTCTACTCAGGGTATTATCGCTGATAATATCGCTGATGAAGATGACATGAGCGTTACTATTTATGATGATATTGCAACACCACTTGCTGCCAACATTATTTCTGCTGATGCTGTTCTTACAGTTCGTCAGACCATGGGTGATATGATGGGTGATCTTAGCGTTATCGCTATGCACTCAGCAACATTCACTAACCTGAATAAGCAGAACCTTATCGACTACATTCCTAATGCTCGTGGCGAAATTGATTTCCCCACGTACCTTGGAATGTCCGTTGTTGTTGATGATGCTCTTCCAGTAATCACTGGAACAAACACTGATGCTTTCCACACATACTTGTATGCTACTGGTGCATTTGATAACGGCTCTGGTCGTGTTATGGTTCCGTCTGAACTTGGTCGTGCAGCTGATGCTGGTAATGGTGGTGGACAGGATATCATTCATTCTCGTAAGTCTGAGATCATTCATCCTTACGGCTTCCAACAGTTGATCGCTGGTACAGCTGGTCAGTCAACCACATTGGCAGAGCTCAAGCTCGCTGCATCTTGGGATCGTGTCGTTGAACGTAAGAACGTAAAAATCGCAGTACTTATCCACAATAATTAGTAAAGCCCGTTTTACTGATTAGCTTCATCTCTAGGAGAGGGTGTAAAAACCCTCTCCATTTTACCATCCAGATACAACACTAAAAAATACTATTCGGAGTAATAACATGGCAACAAAGAAAGAAAAGGAAGCTGCGAAAGCTAAAGCTGAAGTAGAAGCTGCAACTCCTGCCAAGACCGCTTCTGAACCTACCCTCGCTGAAGTCAATGCGAAGGTCAATAAAAGCAAGAGTAAGAGTAAAGACTAATAATGTCTATTTCTCCTATCATATCAGTAGCTGAAGCTGATACATATAATGTGCTATCTGCTGATTGGCTTAATACACCTGAGCCGAATAAAGAAGCTCACATATATAACGCCAGCCTGTATATTCATACAACATGGACTTGCTCTGATATTGATTGGAGCGATCCATTAACAATTGATGATGATGTAAAGAGAGCATGTGCTTATTACGCTGATGCTGATCGCCTTGGTGTGTTGTTCGATCCTATTGAAAAGACTGAGGCTCACAGAGCTATGACAATGGAGAAGAAGAAACTTGGTTCAATGGAGAAAACAATCCAGTGGGCGCAAGGTGGAGCATTAACTTCCGGTAATCCTCTTCAAAGTATTGATGCTATCATGAGTCTTTACTGTACTGGTTTATCTTCTATGTCTTTGTTAAGAAACTGATATGCCTACTTTCGGTGAGGAAATGCGGAGACTTGCTTCGGAACTTACTGAAGATTTCTCCGAAGAGATTGGTAAAAGTTCTATCCATCATATTACTGGAAGAGATTACGACACTGAAGAAGGAAAGAACACTAATACATTCTTAATTGAAAGTACCTATATTGTGTTTGAGGATATAAATTCTAACGAAGTGAATGATATATCTTATACAGATACACATATGAAAGCAACTATAGCAGGTGATGAAATAACTTTCATTCCAGCTATAGATGACATAGTTGAGACTCCTGAGAAAACTTATCATAGAGTCGATAGAGTAATCAAGGATCAATACAATGCAGCACATATATTATATGTGGAGATGAAGCATGTCACTGAGCTTTGAACGTGAGATAAAATCTGAATATGGTAAGATAATAGAACGTGGTAATGAAGCTGTTATAAGAGTATCAAAGGGTATGTGGCGAGTCGCTGTTGATGCAACACCAAGAGACACTGGGAGAGCAAAGAATGGATGGCGATTGAATACAGGACAGGGATCAGTTTTGATTCCAGCTATGGGTAAATATGGAATCCCAAAGGTTCCTAATTTCAACTTTGACTTCAGTAAGAACCCGTTAATAAGCCTCTATAATAATGTTCCATATATCTCCTACTTGGAGCATGGACAGGGGAAAGGAAATAGATACCCTCATAAGATGTTATTTAAAGCAGGTATCTATTATAACGCTCACATGCAACGAGAATTAAACAAGATCAGGTAAAAATGGCAATTATCGACTATACAACAGTTCGTAGATACGTTGAGAACTACATCAATGATAACTACACAACTACACCAGTTCAGTTTGAAAACACTAGCATTGATGTTGATGTTGTGAAAGAGTTTATCTCGATAACTGACGTTACTGGTGAAACTGAGTCAATGATAGGTAGTCTGGCTATTCTTACACACGGTGGTATTATTATTCAGATATTTACTGAGCTTGGTGCAGGAACAAATAGAGGACGTGAGATAGCGTCTGAACTTGCTAATTTACTTAATTCAGAGAGTTTCAGTAATTTCAACTTCACTACACCTCAGTTCGAGTCGTTTGGTCAGGTTGAAGATGCTGATTTTTACCAGTGTAATCTTACAGTACCTTATGTATATGCCTATGGTGCTGAAGAATTTGAAGTATGTTGATTCGGCCATAAGGCCACTTTAATAAGCCTAACTATTACCAAGGAGGTAATCAAAATGGCCACTAATATAAACCCCGCTTTATTTGTACTTGCACAGAACAGTGCAATGTGGATCGATAAAGCAACAGCAACTGAGATGAAGATCATGGGTCTTCAAGGCATGGGTCTTGGCCTTGGCTTTTCTCAGACTGAGAAAGAAATCCCTATGATGGGCGTTCGTATTTCTCCCAAGGTATTCACTGGTGCTACTTATGACACCATGACCGTGAATAACAACTTCATTGAAGGTGATCCTACTCAGGAATACATCCGTGGTGCTGCATTATCAGGAACAATGATTAAGCCTATCCGTCTGTATACCAAGGATGGCTGTCACTTCTCTGCTCCTGATCAGCCTAACTCCACTGGTGTTGCTCATCAGGGTGGTTATACTTCTGGTGCATCTGGAATGAACGTAGGTTCTTATACTGATCCTCAAGCTGGTGCTCCAACTGATACCTATACTAACAGCGTATCCTTTGCTCCAGGTGGCCCTTTTGCAATGTTCATCGCTCATACAGTTCCAGGGGACTACCTGAACATTACTGTACTTGGTGAAGCTACCACAGGCGCAGGAGCTACAATTGAGTTGCTTGATGCATCTACTTGGGACTCCCGTGGATTCGAGGATGGAGATACCATCATCGTCGATCACAACGGTTCTACACCTAAGTACGGCGTAATTGCATCTGGTGCTGGCACATCTACTATTACTCTCGTAGACGGTGGTGGAGATGGTGCAATCTTGACTGACGGTGTTCTTACAGACGGTGGAGCAGTTCATGGAGCTTCCCCATCTAACGTAACTGGAATGGATTTAAGCTGTTAATTTTACCTTTGAGGTGATTCCTGCTCTCCTTTGGTGGTTGGCAGGATGAACCTCAATTTTACAACCACCAAACAGGAGATTTAAAATGAGACTTACGAAAAGAGTTACAGAGAGATT